TTAACAACTTTAATCTTGTAGAAGAAGCAATTGACATGGTTCAATACTCAAGAGCTGACTCAGTTTATATCTGTACAACTCCTGATTATAACATGTACACACCAGACTCTACAAGTTCTTTGGATATTATCTATTCACAAGAAGCTGTTGATAACTTGGTTAATACAGGTATTGATTCTAACTACACTGCAACTTATTATCCTTGGATTTTAACAAGAGATACTGTAAACAACACACAGATTTATTTACCACCAACAGGTGAGGTTTGTAGAAACTTAGCATTAACTGATAATATCTCATTCCCTTGGTTTGCATCTGCGGGTTATACAAGAGGTCTTGTAAATTCAATTAAGGCTAGACAAAAACTTACACAAACAGACAGAGATACTTTGTATCAAGATAGAATTAATCCTATCGCAACTTTCTCTGATGTTGGAACTGTAATTTGGGGTAATAAAACATTACAAGTTGCTGACACAGCACTTAATAGATTGAACGTAAGAAGATTATTACTTCAAGCTCGTAAGTTAATTTCAGCGGTGGCTGTAAGATTATTGTTTGAACAAAACGACCAAATCGTTAGACAACAATTTTTGGATAGTGTTAACCCAATCTTAGACTCAATTAGAAGAGACAGAGGTTTATATGATTTCCGTGTAACTGTATCATCTTCACCTGAAGATTTAGATAGAAACACATTAACAGGTAAAATTTACTTAAAACCTACGAAGGCGTTAGAATTCATCGATATCGAGTTCTTCATTACTCCAACAGGAGCTTCGTTTGAGAATATTTAATAAACATAAGGGGGGTACAATTTGTACTCCCTTTATTAGCCAAGTATGAAAAGACAACTTATAGAGGGATTTAAAGGTAAGGGAACTCCAGATATGAAATATTATGCGTTTGATTGGGATGATAACATTGTTCACATGCCAACAAAAATAGTATTAAAAACTGAAGATGGTGATGAAGTTGGTATGAGTACAGATGATTTTGCGGAATATAGAAGTAAAATTGGAAAAGAAGACTTTGACTATAATGGAGATATTATTGTTGATTTTGCTGAAGAGCCATTTAGAAATTTTAGAACTGAAGGTGACAAGAATTTTTTAGTTGATGCTATGGGTGCAAAACTTGGTCCAGCGTTTGATGATTTTAAAGAAGCGATTAATAACGGCTCTATTTTTTCAATAATCACTGCGAGGGGTCATAATCCAAATACTTTAAAACAGGCGGTTTATAATTATATTATTGACGGATTTAATGGTATTGATAAAGACCAACTAGTTAAGAATCTTAAAAAATACAGGTCGTTTTTTGATGAAGACGATATGACGGACGATGAATTAATAAAATCGTACTTAGACCTTAACAAATATCATCCAGTGTCTTTCAACGATGAAGAAGGTGCTGCCAATCCTGAAGAAGCAAAAGTTCGGGCAATGGAAGGATTTGTAACTTATATTAAAAATATTGCAAATAAGTTAAATAAAAAAGCCTTTATTAAAAATGATGTTTCTAATAACTTTATACCGGAGCAACCTAGTATAGGATTTTCAGATGATGATATTAAAAATGTAGAAGTAATGAGTAAGTATTTTAAAAATAAACCAGATAATATAGTTAAGACTTATTCTACTGCTGGAGGCATTAAAAAAGAATATAATTAGATGATAATCTCTACAAAAATAAAGTAAAGAGAAAAATTTTTAAACAAGACTATATTTATAGGATATAAACGACAAAAAAAACAAAAAAAAATTAAAATAACATGGCTGATTTATTAATGAAAATGCCGATACCTTATGAGCCGAAACGCCAGAACCGTTTCATCTTAAGGTTTCCGTCAAGTTTGGGTATCAATGAGTGGTTTGTTGAAAGCGCAGCAAGACCATCGATTAAGATTAATTCTACTGAAATACAATTTCTAAACACCTCTACATTCGTAGCTGGTAGATTTAACTGGGACCCAATCAGTGTTAAGTTCCGTGACCCTATTGGACCATCGGCAGCTCAAGCTCTTATGGAATGGGTTCGTTTACACGCTGAATCAGTGACAGGTCGTATGGGTTACGCTGCGGGTTACAAAAAAGATATTGACCTTGAGATGTTGGACCCAACAGGAGTTGTTGTTGAGAAATGGATTCTTTATGGAACTTTCTTAACTGATGTAAACTTCGGAGCGTTATCTTACAGTCAAGATGCATTAGCGGATATCACAGCTTCTTTAAGAATGGATAGATGTGTGTTAGTGTACTAATACTATTTACATAAAATCACGATTAATTATATTTAACCGTAAAGCTATAAACTTTACGGTTATTTTTTTATATGGAAAATCAAGCAAGAGACCACGGTCAAGAAAATTTTACACTACCACACGATGTGGTACAATTACCATCAAATGGTATTTTTTACAGAAACAAAAAAAAGTCAATTAAAGTTGGGTATCTCACCGCTTCAGATGAAAACATCTTGATGGGTGGTACCAAAGATTTAACGATGTCTTTATTAAGGGCAAAAATTTATGAACCAGATATTAAAGTTGAAGAACTACTTGAAGGTGATGTTGAAGCTATCTTAATATTTTTGAGGAATACAGGTTTTGGACCTGAAATCACATTAAATTTAACAGACCCACAAACTAAAAATGCCTTTAAAGCTACGGTATTATTAGATGAGTTAAATGTTATTAATGGTCAACAACCAAATGATGATGGCACTTTTACAATTACTTTACCAAAATCTCAATCAACTATCAAACTTAAACCATTAGGTTATGGTGAGATTATGGATATTGGTAAATTAGCAGAATCTTATCCACAAGGTAGAGTTGTTCCAAGAATAACTTGGAGAATGGAACGGGAAGTTGTTGAAATTAATGGGTCAACTGACAAAGCGATGATTTCTAAATTTATTGAATCTATGCCAATTCTAGATTCAAAATACATAAGAGAATTTATGAACAAAAATGAACCAAGATTGGATATGAATAAAACAATTATAGCCCCGTCAGGAGAAAGTCTAACAGTGAATGTTGGGTTTGGGGCTGACTTTTTTCGCCCTTTCTTCTGATTATAGAAAGGTTCAGATAGATGAATTTTACTATCTAAACACATTAATGAAAATTTCTTATCAGGATTTCGAAAGAATGCCGTTGTTTGTGAGAAAATATTTATTGGATAAATGGATTGAAGATAATAGGAAGGACTAAAAAAATAGTCCTTCTTCTATTTATATAGAAACGAAAAAACTATAATGGCCGACAATATTAATGATTCATATGACGAACTTAAAAAAACCCTTGAAAGTTTAGGTTCTCCTATTGATAAAATACTTACTGCTATCGGAGACATGTATGATGGCGCCGACAAACTTAATGGTGCTTTTGTACAGGGTAGAACTAGACTTGATGAAATGGCTGATTCTGTCTCAAAGGCTGCAGCAGGTGTTATTCGTTTAGGTGGTGATATTAGTGATGTAAACAATACTATTATTGGGATTGCTTCGGCATCTCGAAGAAACGTTATTGCTACTGAAGAACAAGTTAGTAAACTTTATGCTGCATCTACAATTTTAGGAACCACCAGTAAAGAATTAGTTGAAAATTTTGCGGAAGTTGGGTATGAAACCTCACAAATCGGTGTAAATTTAGAAAGCTCCATTGAGTATATTCAAAGTGTTGGTTTAAATGCTAAGGAGGTTATGGGAGATGTTCAAAATAACATGTCAATAATGAACAAATTTAACTTTACCGATGGTGTTGTTGGATTATCAAAAATGGCAGCACAAGCGTCCATGTTAAGGTTTGATATGAGTGATACTGCTGGTTTTGCCGAAAAAGTATTAACACCTGAAGGAGCGATTAATACCGCAGCCGCTTTACAAAGATTGGGTGTTGCCGTTGGACAATTAGGTGACCCATTTGCATTAATGAATGATGCTATTAATGACCCAGGGGCATTACAAGATAGTTTAATCAAAGCCACAAAACAATTCACACAGTTTGATGAAAAAACAAAATCGTTTAAAATAAATCCACAAGGAATGTTGACATTAAGAGAAATGGCAACTGAAACTGGAATATCTTACGACCAACTTACAAAAAGTGCTTTAGCTGCTGCGGATTTAGATAAACGATTATCTGCAATTAGTCCATCACTTGATTTTGAAACTGAGGAAGATAAACAATTCTTAGCTAATATGGCTACGA